CCAGCCGAAAAGTCATGTGCTGGAAAACAGCGTCTGGAACGAGATGCTCATCCTTGAGAACGATCCGGAGTTCGCAAACTTTGCGTATAACGAGTTTGCAAACCGTGTACAGGTCACGGGCTCAACACCGTGGGAGCGGCCGAGCGACAATCGCTATTGGCGGGACGCGGATACGGCGCAACTGAAAGCGCTTCTGGATGTTCGATACGTTTCTTTCTCGAGCCGAAACCACGACGTCAGCTTTACCAAGGTTGCGGACGACAGACGGTTTCATCCCATCCGCGATTACCTGAATTCTCTGCCGCAGTGGGATGGTGTACCGAGGATTGAAACGCTGCTCGTACGGTGCCTGCAGGCTGACGACAATCCGTATGTACGGGCGGTTAGTAGAAAGACATTCGCGGCTGCGGTTGCGCGAATCTATAAGCCCGGCACGAAGTTCGATAGCGTCCTCGTGTTCGATGGTGTGCAGGGTATCGGGAAAAGCACGTTGTTTAAAGAGATCGTAGGCGATGAATACTACTCGGAAACACTCTCGCTGACCGATATGGACGATAAGTCCGGCGCGGAGAAACTTCAAGGGTTCTGGGTGGTTGAGATTGGCGAGTTGGCGGGTATGAAGAAAGCCGATATCGAGAAAGTAAAAGCATTCCTATCCACGTCCGACGACAAATACCGGCCGAGCTACGGTAAGACGGTGGAGAGCCATCCGCGGCAGTGCATCATAATCGGATCCGTCAATGGTGAGCGCGGTTACCTGCGCGACATCACTGGCAATCGCCGCTTCTGGATCGTGAAGGTGCATCAGGAGGAACAGGTCAAGAAATGGAGTCTCTCAACGCAGGAGCGCGACCAGATCTGGGCGGAAGCCAAGGCGATCTACGAAAGCGGTGAAAAGCTGTACCTCGAGGGCGACTTGATCAGGATTGCCGAATCCGCGCAGCGGGATGCTATGGAGGTAGATGAACGGCAGGGTATGGTCGAGGAGTATTTAAATACGCTTTTACCCGAGTACTGGGACACGATGGACGTCTACCAGCGCAGGAACTTCATCTCGGATCGAAGTGCCTCCACCAACCCGAAAGGCGTCACCTTGCGTATGGAGGTTTCCAATGCCGAAATCTGGAGCGAGTGCTTGGGCCGCAATATCTCTGAGCTGAAACCGGCCGACAGTTACGCGCTTGCCGCCCTCATGACGAAGGTCTCGGGCTGGGAGCGGACGCATGAAATGAAGCGATTGGCCCTGTATGGCCGGCAGCGTATTTACAGACGAACTTGTTCCAACACATAACCCCGGATTGTATGCGGAATTTTGAATGAGCGGCAACAAGTGAACAACTAAACTCCATTATATTCAAAATGGCTGAAAAACAAGGGAGAAAGGGTGTAGTGCGCACACATACACGCGCGTAAGCAATATAGGGAAAAAGTTGTTCCGTTGTTCCCTTGTTCCAAGGAGGAGAAAGAAGATGAGAGGTTATTTTGGAGAAGATCGGTGTTGTACCAAAAAGCAAAACATGCGGAATGCATTGGATATGGGAGTGAAATGCGCTTGCATGTGCGATGTACTGCCTGAAGACAATTTTAGGAACGGCATATGGTTTGCCTGCGAAGATGGTGTTTACCCGACATGAAGGAGAAAGCGTTGGAACGCAAACTGGTTCATGCGGTCATGAGTATGGGAGGGTTGGCCGTGAAATTCATCTCTCCGGGGTTGGACGGTGTACCGGATCGGCTGGTACTGCTACCCTATGGACGGATTGCGTTTGTGGAATGCAAAGCGCCGGGTGAAGATTTGAGACCGCTGCAGCGTAAACGAAAAGCACAACTGGAAGCGTTAGGCTTTTCAGTTTACTGCCTGAGTAGAGCCGATCAGATTGGAGGGATGCTGCGTGAAATACGAGGCGCGTGAATACCAGACGTTTGCAACGGAGTTCATTTTGTCCCACCCGGCGGCAGGCATCTTTCTGGATATGGGCTTGGGTAAGAGCGTGATTACGTTAACGGCGGTTGCGGAGCTGCTGTTCGACCGTTTCGAGATCGGAAGAGTGCTGATCATAGCTCCGTTGCGCGTTGCCAGAGATACATGGCCTTCGGAACTGCGGAAGTGGGATCATCTGAGCCATCTTCGCTGGTCGGCAGCGATAGGCTCAGAAAAAGAACGCAGGTCGGCTCTATCCAGAACGGCAGATATCTATCTGATCAACCGCGAGAATGTGAAATGGTTGATCTCCGATTCCGGGCTGCCATTTCACTACGACATGATCGTCGTCGACGAGCTCTCCTCCTTTAAGTCACATAAGTCCGAGCGGTTTCGCGCATTGCGAAAGGCACGTCCGTCAGCGCGAAGGATCGTCGGGCTTACGGGCACGCCTAGCTCAAACGGCTTGATGGATCTGTGGGCGGAGATGGGACTGCTCGATATGGGAGAACGGTTGGGACGATATATCGGTCGATACAGGGACACCTACTTTGTGCCGGACAAGCGAAACATGCAGCAGGTCTTCTCATATAAACCGCGTGAAAACGCCGAAGATGAAATCTATCAGAAGATCAGCGATATAACGATCTCCATGCGGAGCGAAGACTACGTCGATATGCCGGAGCGGATTGACAATATTGTGTACGTTCAGCTTTCGCATGCGGAGATGGCACTGTACAAAGAATTGCGGCGGGAATTGATCCTTCAATTGCCCGATGGAGAGATCGACGCAAAGTCCGCTGGCAGTCTGACGGTGAAACTGCTACAGATGTCCAATGGCGCGGTCTACTCGGAAAATGGAGGATATGCGCAGATCCACGATCGCAAGCTTGACGCTTTGGAGGATTTGCTGGAAGCGGCAAACGGGAAACCAGTCATGGTGGCTTACAGCTTTCGACATGATCTTGATCGAATCCGGTTGCGCTTTCCAATCGCAAGAGTGATCCGTGCGTCAAACGACACCCGGGATTGGAACGAAGGCAGAATACCGCTTGCTTTGATCCATCCGGATTCCGCGGGATATGGATTAAATCTGCAAAACGGAGGCTCCACGTTGATCTGGTTTGGGCTGCCCTGGAAACTGGAGGCTTACCAGCAGACCAACTTCCGATTGTATCGAAGCGGCCAGCCGGACGCATGCGTGGTGGTTCATCACATTCTCGCAAAGGGAACCTTGGATGAACGGGTGCTGCTATCGCTGCAGGAGAAAAACGCTTCGCAGTCTGCTTTGTTAGATGCGGTACGTGCAGATATCCGAAAGGAGGCGGCTTAAAGTGAGTCTAAATGAGTGCGTATTTCATTTCAAGTCCAATGGCTGCAAGATCATGAGCAATAAACGGTGCTCCAAACGGTGTTCGTTCTATTTAACGCGAGAGCAGCAGACTGCGTCTATGGAGGTTGCATATGAACGGATGCGGCGCATGCCCGAGTCAAGACAGTATGAGATATCCGAAAAATATTACGGCGGAAAAATGCCGTGGAAAAGAGAGGAAGTTTAACATGAGCACGAAGGAATATCTATCGCAGGCCTATCGGATTGATCAGCGTATCAATAGCAAGCTCGCCCAAGTGATGACTCTGCGAGAACTGCTCGAAAAAACAAATGTGATACTGTCCGGCGCGCCGAAAGCGGCGACACCCAATCCGCACAGCATGGAGGATACCATCGCGAAGATTGTCGACCTAGAAAATGAAATCAACATGGAGATTGACACGCTCGTTGATCTCAAAGCGGACATCACACGGCGGATCAAGCGAGTGGAGAACACGGAGTATCAAACGATACTGGAACTGCGGTATCTTTGCTTCAAGCGTTGGGAAGAGATTGCGGTAGATATGGGATACAGTCTGCGTAGGCTGTACGAACTACATGATTGCGCTTTGGAGGGAGTTTCTTTAAAAAGTCCGCACTAAATCGCATTGCATCGCACCCTGTCACCTGTGAGATAATACAATTGCAAAAGATAGATCGGGAGCCTTCGCAACGAACGCGGAGGCTCTTTTCTATACGTGGGAGGAACAGGATGCCGAGAAAACCCAAGCGGCCATGCTCTTATCCGGGGTGTGGTAAGCTGATCGACGGGCGTTACTGCGACGAGCATTTACAAACCGCAGAGCGGAAGTACAATCTGTACCTTCGTGACCCGGACACCAACAAACGATACGGCCGCGCGTGGAAGAAACTCCGCGCGCGATTTCTTTTGCTGCATCCTTTGTGCGAGCAATGCAAGAGCGAAAGCAGACTCACTGCCGCCGAGGAAGTACATCACGTTCTGCCGCTGGTAAACGGCGGTATGAACGATGAGGGCAACCTCATGGCATTGTGCAAGAGTTGCCACAGTTCGATAACAATCAGTACAGAAAATAGAAAATCGTGACAATCATCTTGATCAGTACCGCTCAGGTACTGATTTTGTTTTGGAGATTAACGATGACCACTGATAAAAATGACCCATCAGGATTGATGAAGCATTGTACATGCAAGGTGTGCGGGGAACATTTTGATTATCGTTCTGCAGGAAGGCCACCTCTTTATTGTTCGGAGGTTTGTAAGAATAAGGCGCGGCTTGATAAGAGCGGATATGCTCATGTGTGCGAGATTTGCGGGAAATCATTCATTGCACTTCAAGCGAACAGGCTTTATTGCTCGAAAGCTTGCAGTGGTATAGCGAAAGCAACGAAATCTCATTACCGAAGCAAGCATAAGAAAATATGCGCAGCGTGTGGGAAGCAATTTGAAACGATTATTGCTGATCAGAAGTTCTGTTCTCCTGAATGTGCTTCGGATAGTAATCGCCGTTATAATGCCTGCCAAGAGTGTGGCAAACCTTTCTGGCGCAGAAATGCTTTCAGAATGAAGTTTTGTAGCGACGAGTGCAGGGAAAAAGCAAGACGACGCAAAACAGAAGAACGTCGCCGAAATCGTCCAGTCATAGAAAAAACAAAGTATCATCGGGATTGTATGGAATGCGGGAAAGTATTCATTACCGAATATCCTAAGAAAATCTACTGCAGTTCGGCGTGCAGCCATGACGCGAACCTGCGAATAAAAAGGGAACAATGGGAAAAGGAGTACAATCCGAGGACGTTTGTCTGTAAAGAGTGCGGTAACGTAGTATCTACAAAGTGTGGGGACATGCGTAGGGAATTTTGCTGCGATACATGCGAGGTAGTTTATTATCGCCGGATAGAACATCAGACAACGCGGCACAAGGCGTTCTGTCGAGAATGCAAACAGCGCAGAGATAAACAAATCACAGCAGGTTTTGTAGAACCTGTGTCATATGAGGATTTATTTGAGCGAGATCACGGAGCATGCCAGATTTGCGGGATGCCAGTACCGAACGATAAGTTTGCAGATGATAGTTGGGGCGGAACAATAGATCATATTGTTCCATTGTCCAAAGGCGGGAAACACAGCCAGTCAAACTGCCAACTTTCACATAGAATCTGCAACTCCTTGAAATCGGACACCGAAGACGGGTTTCATATTGATTGGGCGGTGAAAGCATCAGAGAATCCCTATTGGATGAAAAAGTATATACGTGGGATCAGCGTTATTTATTCTATGCTACCCCATGCCGGTGCCTAAATCCCTGTGACCTTTCCAACTGGACAACGCGGTCGGGTCACGTACAAACTTTCGCGGTTTCAAGAGGTCGAATAGACCTCTATTTTATTGCTGGAGGAAACTCAAATGCCAAATGGACACGGAGGTTCGCGATTAGGTGCGGGTCAGAAGAAGAAGCCGCTCGCGGACAAGATGCTCGACGGCAACCCCGGCAAGCGGAAGCTAACTGTTGTGGAGTTTCCCAACACCGCGAACCTTCAGGGTAACGATATGCCGCTGCCGAGAGAACTGCTCTCCGCGCGGCAAAAGGACGGACGTAACCTTGAGGCGGCTGAAATCTACGCGAACACTTGGGATTGGCTCGACCAACGCGGTGCGGCGAGAATCGTTTCTCCGCAGTTGCTTGAGCGGTACGCCATGAGCGCGGCTCGATGGATTCAGTGTGAGGAAGCGGTGACAGAATACGGCTTCTTAGCGAAACATCCGACCACCGGCAGCGCGATCCAGTCTCCGTATGTGGCAATGAGCCAAAACTACATGGCACAGACGAACCGGCTCTGGTACGAGATCTTCCAGATCGTCAAAGAAAACTGCGCGACAGACTATACGGGCTCGAATCCTCAGGACGACATTATGGAACGACTACTTACCGCGCGTAGAGGTAAATGAGCATGGATGAAGTGCAAGCGTTCATTCGCGCGTTGAAGTACCACCGCCTGACATGTCAGCAACGAAAAACGCTGCGCGGGCAGGCGCTCGCAGGGAACCTTCCCGCGGCGCAGGTCGGCTTACGAAAAATCGTATCGAAAGGAATCCAGCATGGTCATTCAAACACTGCCGGTCGATAAGCTCGTCCCGGCAGATTACAATCCACGCAAGGACCTGAAGCCCGGTGACCCGGAATATGAAAAGCTGAAGCGTTCGCTTTCGGAGTTCGGGTATGTGGAGCCGGTCATCTGGAATCAGAACACAGGGCATGTTGTCGGCGGTCATCAGCGGCTGAAAGTGCTGATGGACACAGGCGTGACCGAGGTCGAATGCGTCGTCGTGGAAATGACCGAAGAAAAAGAAAAGGCGCTTAATGTCGCACTGAACAAGATCAGTGGCGAATGGGATAAAGAGAAGCTCTCTCTGCTGATCTCCGATCTGCAACTTGTGGATTTCGATGTATCGCTGACCGGGTTCGACGCCGTTGAAATTGACAAGTTGCTTAGCAGCAGCATGGATGCTGAAGAAGATGGCTTCAATGTAGATGCCGAACTGGAAAAACCTGCTTTCTCCAAACTTGGAGATTTATGGACGTTGGGACGGCATAGGGTTATTTGCGGTGATAGCACAAAGCCCGAAACCTATACGGTTCTGATGCGAGGAAAACAGGCGAACCTCATTTTGACCGACCCACCTTATGGAATTGACTATGACAAAGGCTCGGCGGGCAAAATCAAGAATGATAAATTTGAAAGTGACGAGGGGTTCTATAAATTCCTCCACGATGCTTTTTCAGCAATGGCGGATTCTCTCGCTGTGGACGGCGCGGCATATGTGTTTCACGCCGACAGCAAAGGACTGACTTTTCGCAGGGCATTTGAGGATGCGGGTTTCAAACTGTCGGGATGTTGCATCTGGGCAAAGAACACATTTACGCTTGGTCGTTCAGATTACCAATGGTGCCATGAACCCTGCCTCTACGGATGGAAGAAGTCCGGTAAGCATAACTGGTATGGCGACCGCAAACAGTCCACGATATGGAACTTCGATAAACCGAGTCGCTCGGAGAAGCACCCGACGATGAAACCCGTGCCGCTGCTCGCTGTGCCAATGAAGAACTCGACGCAGACCAATGGAGTGGTACTCGATCCTTTCGGGGGCTCCGGCAGCACATTAATTTGTGCAGAGAAGCTGGGACGCGAAGCCTGCCTGATAGAACTGGATGAGAAGTTTGTGGATGTAATCGTCAACCGCTACATCGAAACCGTCGGAAGCACCGACGGTGTTTTTGTAGAACGGGATGGTGTCCAAACGCCTTACGCGGAGGTTGCCGATGTGTGAACTGACGCTTGGCAGCCTGTTTGATGGCAGTGGTGGGTTTCCGTTCGGCGGGTTGCTCTGCGGAATTCACCCTGTATGGGCGTCGGAGATCGAGCCGTTCCCGATTCGCGTCACGACGAAGCGGATGCCGTTCATCCGGCATCTGGGCGATGTGTCGCGCATCGACGGCGCGATGATTGAGCCGGTCGATATCATCACATTCGGATCGCCCTGCACCGACCTGTCGGTTGCGGGAAAGCGCGCGGGACTGTCGGGTTCGCAGTCCGGCCTATTTCATGAAGCGATCCGCATCGCGCGGCAAATGAGGCAAGCAACGAATGGAGCATATCCAAAGTATATCGTCTGGGAAAATGTCCCGGGTGCGTTCAGCAGCAACGAAGGACAGGACTTCAAAGCGGTACTCGACGCGATCGTCAGTATCGTCGCGCCGGGAGCCGAGGTGCCTGCGCCTGATGACGGCAAGTGGCCTTATGCCGACGTATATCTGGGAACAGGATGGAGCTTGGCATATAGAGTTGTCGACGCGCAATATTTCGGAGTCGCCCAACGCCGCCGTCGCATCTACCTTGTCGCAAGTTTTGTCGACGAACGCGCCGGAGAAATACTATTTGAGCGCGAAGGCGTGTGCAGGGATTTTACGCCGTGCGCAAACCAGAGGCAAACACCTGCCGGAGATTCTTCAGGAGGCGCTGTCTCGGCAGTTGGATTCGAACCCGGCGCGCTAAGACGTATGGGCGGACACGCTTGGCCGGAAAGCACAGGTTGCCTTCGCGCGGATATGGGCGATAACCAAACGGCGGTCGCAATTGAGAATCACCCGATCGACGGACGTTGCAAGCTGGAGAAGGATGGATTGGTTCAAACCCTCGCCGCTCGCATGGGAACGGGTGGAATGAACGTTCCGCTCGTTATGAACCGCGCGTTCGGCGTGTGTTCCGATGGCAGCAATGCAATGCGATCAGACAACCCCGAGAGCGGATTTTACGAAGCGGCCACCGCGCGTACGCTCGACGCGAATGGTGGCAGGCCGGATTGTAATCAGGGCGGTATCGCGGTCGTCGCGTTTACTCAGAACCAGCGCGACGAGGTGCCTGATCTCGGTGATGTCGCCGGAGCGTTATCCGCGAATACGGGAATGAAGCAGCAGACATACGCGCTGCAGGGCAGCATGATCGGGCGAAGCGACCGCAATGGTCCGCAAGGCGACGGCGTGAACGAAGGCGTATGTTTTACGCTCAATACTTCCGATCATCATGCCGTGTGCTATCCCGATCGGGTCGGGTGCCTTTGCGCAAGCGATTACAAATTCCCGCAGAACCAGCAGGTGGAGGACAGCAAGTATGTAGTGGAGCCGTATCAGCGTGTTTGCGGTACGATCTCACCCGGCGCGCACCCCGGCGGGTTCAACGGGCAGGATGCGTCCAACGACATGCTTGTTCCTGTAAGATCCTTGGAAGAACCGAGATACGCGGTTCGGAGATTGACGCCCGAGGAATGCGCGCGCTTGCAAGGGTTCCCTGATTGGTGGTGCGCGGATCTTGGTTCGGAGCATCCTTCCGATCAGGAAATCGAATGGTGGCAGGAAGTATTTGAGACCCATCGCCGAATCACCAGCTCGGCGATGAAACCAAAGACGAGAAAGCAAATCGTGAAATGGCTGAACGATCCTTACACCGATGCCGCGGAGTATAAGCTTTGGGGTAACGGAGTCGCGCTGCCGTGTGTCGTTTTTGTCTTATCTGGAATTCTGTTGGAATCCGCTGTATATCTGGACGAAATAGCTTGATATTCACACCCGAAAGAGTGATGTATGTGACTACCATATCGAAAGGAAGGTATTCACAATGCAAATCAAGTACAACGTTACGGGGGACAGACGAAAGGCCCTGGTCGCGGTCATGCGGGATGTGCTGCAGGACACGACACGATACCTCGGCGCGCCGAGCTTCGCGTTTCAGGTCGGTGCTTACACGGTCGACAAGAACGGTACAGTTACTTGCCCAGATGGCACGGGCGAGGGGCAGATTGAGATGTTGATCCGCGAACTGGCACACGATGGTTTCATCGGCGAACGGGTTGGTGAAGCAGCAAAGCCCGCTAAACCCAAAGAGGTCGAGGCGATTTCGCCTATTGAAGAAAACCCTCGGGCGATCGACCTAGAGCACCTCGCAGTCGAGCTACCGAAGGATGGCATGGCGCCGACCGCCATCGAGAACCTGCGGCGGCTGGTTGCGAGCAAGGAATCCCTGCTCAAAAAGGCGCTCGGTACGGACCGCCTACCGATCACAGAACACTCTGACAGGATCGAATTCGGATGGTTTCGACCGACTGACAATCAGACGGAGATCGCCGCCTACTACCAACTGGTACAGGGGCTTTGCGAACTAGCGCGCACACAAAAGCGCGTCAGCGCGACAGAGCAGGAAGTCGAAAACGAGAAGTACGCCTTCCGATGCTTCCTCCTGCGGCTGGGGTTCATAGGCGCGGAGTACAAGGAAGCGCGGAAGATCCTGCTCAAGAATCTTTCCGGCAACGCGGCGTTTCGCACCGCGCGGGAAGCGGGCGACGAAGAATGACTATTCATCTGGAGATGCTAAAACAGCTCAGAGAGTATTACAAACCCGGCACTCGAGTGATGCTGATTCGCATGAGCGATCCTTACACCAACCTGCGACCGGGTGATCGGGGGACAGTCACGATGGTCGACGATATCGGAACGATCCATGTGAACTGGGATCGCGGCAGTACGCTTGGTGTAGTGTTCGGCGAGGATGAATGCCGGAGGATTGAGGGAAATGAGTAATCGACTGTATGCCGCTTACGGTATCGGCCTGAGTCGTGCCGATATGGCGAAGCGTTGCCCGACCGCAAAGTTGCTTGGCACGACAGAGTTGAAGAATTTTCGACTTACGTTTCGCGGTGGCAATGCATGCGCGGTTGCGACTATTGAGAAAATGAAGAGAGGCAGCATATCCGCACTCCTGTGGGAGATAACCCCGCAAGACGAAGCCGCGCTCGATCGATGGATCGGAGTGCCGGAACTGTATCGAAAAGCTGCGATCAAAGTACGCAGCGACGGTACACTGGTAGATGCGCTGGTATACATTTTGAACAGCGGTAAACCACAGAACAAGCCCGGCGCTTTCTATTACAGCACACTTCTGGAAGGGTATAGAGCAGCTGGTTTTGATGCAGAGATCCTGAAAGCGGCGGTGCAAGAAAGCGATTCGGACGCAACGCGCGCGTAAATCGCAGCAATGCCGCGTCGCGCAACGTCGCCGCCAATGAGCGGTTCAGGAAACGGATGGGGCGGTTGCCCCAACGGCGCACGATAACCAAACCAAGCCGGACACGGAGGCTCACGCGGGCCTCCGTTTTGATTTCACAAGGAGGAGGCGGTGATGCTAAGAAAACTGAAGAAGTACACGCCGACTCCGTTCAAAGCGAAGGACTCGGTTTACGATAAACAAGCGGCGGACAACGCCGTCGCTTTTATAGAATGCCTTGCGCACACAAAGGGTACATGGGCGGGGAAGCCATTCCTACTCATTGACTGGCAGGAACAGATCATCCGCGATGTGTTTGGAACACTGAAGCCCAGCGGGTACCGCCAGTTCAACACGGCGTACATCGAGATACCAAAGAAAAATGGAAAGTCTGAGCTCGCAGCCGCGGTCGCTTTGCTCCTGACCTGCGGTGATAACGAAGAGCGCGCCGAAGTATACGGTTGCGCTGCTGATCGTCAGCAGGCATCCATCGTTTTCGAGGTTGCCAAGGACATGGTGACCATGTGTCCCGCGCTGGCGAAGCGGGTCAAGATTCTCGCGTCTCAGAAGCGGATCGTGTACCTGCCGACAGGGAGTTACTATCAGGTACTTAGCGCCGACGTCGCCAACAAGCACGGCTTCAATACGCATGGCGTGATCTTCGATGAACTGCACACCCAACCGAATCGCCGCCTTTTTGACGTTATGACCAAGGGCAGCGGCGACGCGCGCATGCAACCGCTGTACTTCCTGATCACCACAGCGGGAGACAACACCAACTCCATCTGCTGGGAAGTACATTTGAAAGCGAAAGATATCCTCGACGGCAGAAAGACGGACCCGACATTCTATCCTGTGATCTATGGTACAGATGAAATCGACTCCTGGACTGATCCAAAAGTATGGAAGAAAGCAAACCCATCGCTCGGTATTACGGTTGGCATCGACAAGGTGAAAGCCGCGTGCGAAAGCGCGCAACAAAACCCCGCCGAAGAGAATGCGTTTCGTCAGCTTCGATTGAACCAATGGGTCAAACAAGCCATCCGCTGGATGCCCATGGACGTGTGGGATAAATGCGCCTTCCCGGTTGATCCTAAATCGCTCGAAGGTCGCGTCTGCTACGGCGGGCTCGACCTTTCGTCTAGCACGGACATCACGGCATTTGTTCTCGTGTTCCCGCCGTTGGATGATGATGATAAATACTTTGTCCTGCCGTTCTTCTGGAGCCCCGAGGATAATATCGATCTGCGCGTGCGGCGCGATCACGTGAACTACGACCTTTGGGAGAAGCAAGGGTTTTTACTGACGACCGAAGGGAACGTCGTGCATTACGGGTTCATCGAGACGTTCATTGAGCAGCTCGGCAAAAAGTACAACATCCGTGAGATCGCGTTTGACCGCTGGGGTGCGGTGCAGATGGTGCAGAATCTCGAAGGCATGGGTTTCACAGTCGTTCCGTTTGGTCAGGGCTTTAAAGACATGTCACCACCGACGAAGGAGCTCATGAAGCTGACGCTGGAGCAGAGGATCGCACACGACGGCCAGCCGGTGCTACGCTGGATGATGGACAACATCTACATCCGAACCGATCCGGCGGGGAACATCAAGCCGGACAAAGAAAAAAGCACCGAGAAAATCGACGGTGCTGTAGCAACAATCATGGCGCTGGATCGGGCGTTGAGGAATGGTGGACTTGAAAACTCGAGCGTATATGACGGGCGAGGTTTACTGTTGATTTAGAAAAGGCACATCCTTTTATGGATGCGCCTTTTGATTTACCGGTTACTTCTGAAGCAATCGCTGCACATGACCGGACGGTCGGTGCGGGGCTGGAATGGAACCTGACAGGGCTTCCCACACTGTGCGCAAACCGCATCGTACATCTGGCGGGGGGCATTGTCACGGTATCCGCCGTCGCGGGAACCGCCATTGGAGTTTCCTTTACGAGCAACCCGGCAGGATTTGCAACGCTGCGGTTCATTCGTAAAGCCTTTCTCGGCGAAAAACTCTTGTTCGGTGGCAGTAAAGGTGAATTCTTGTCCGCAATCTTTGCAGACGATGGTCTTGTCGTTGTACATCTAATACCTCATTTTTAATATTGCGTGGTGCAGATTGGCACCACACAACTGTCACTGTATCCCACTATCTATAATAAGTCAATCATTCCAGTGCACGGAGGACGTTCATGAATCCACTCAGATCCTTGTTTCGCTCACGTGATAAGCCGAAAGACTCCCTCAACGGCAGCCGCTACAGCTTCTTCTTCGGTGGCACATCTAGCGGGAAACCGGTGAACGAAACGACCGCCATGCAGATGACGGCGGTGTACTCTTGTGTGAGAATCCTGTCCGAAACCGTCGCGGGCCTGCCGCTGAACGTCTATCGATACAACGACAGCGGTGGGAAAGAAAAAGCGTTCAAGCATCCGCTCTACCGGTTGCTTCACGACGAACCCAACCCCGAGATGACAAGCTTCGCGTTTCGGGAAACGCTCATGAGCCATCTGCTCCTTTGGGGCAACGCCTACGCACAGATCATCCGAAACGCCAGAGGCGAGGTGATTGCGCTCTACCCTCTCATGCCAAACAAAATGACAGTCGACCGTGATCAAAGCGGCCGGCTTTTTTATTTGTATCAGCGCGGGTCGGAGGATCCGACTACACTCGGGAAATCGACGCAGGTGACGCTTTCGCCCTCGGATGTATTGCACATTCCCGGACTCGGCTTCGACGGCCTGATCGGCTACAGCCCGATCGCCATGGCGAAGAACGCCATTGGATTAGCGATTGCGACAGAAGAGTATGGCGCGAAGTTCTTCGCCAACGGCGCGGCTCCGTCCGGCGTGCTGGAACACCCCGGCACGATCAAGGATCCGCAGCGCGTCAAGGAAAGCTGGAACTTGGCATATCAGGGCAGCGTGAATTCACATAAGATCGCGGTGCTTGAAGAAGGCATGAAGTATACGCCCATCGGGATTGCGCCCGAACAGGCGCAGTTTCTGGAAACGCGTAAGTTCCAAATCAACGAGATCGCACGCATCTTTCGTGTGCCGCCGCACATGCTGGCGGACTTGGAGAAGTCGTCTTTCAGCAACATCGAACAGCAGTCACTGGAATTCGTGAAGTACACGCTCGATCCCTGGGTCGTGCGCTGGGAACAGAGCATGTGCCGGGTACTGTTCAGCGAGAGCGAAAAGCTGACGTACTTCATCAAGTTCAACGTTGACGGCCTTCTCCGCGGCGATTACGCCTCCCGTATGAGCGGGTACGCCACCGCGCGGCAGAACGGCTGGATGAGCGCGAACGACATCCGTGAATTGGAGAATCTCGATCGCATCGCACCTGACCTTGGCGGGGATCTCTACCTGATCAACGGGGCTATGACGAAGCTGGAGGATGCGGGATTGTTTTATGTGGAGTAAGTGATTATGTTGAGTACGAAGAAAAGCACCGACAAAATTCGGTGCTTTTCCAGCGTCTCCCAGCTGCTGTCTTTACATTATTCTTTCA